ATAATCGAGCTACAACCAATCTCCCCGAGGGCTCTACTACTTGTACGTAGTACTCACCGTCTAACTGTACTATATCGAATTTACTGAATGGGTTGACGTCAAGATCGTGTTGTATTTTAAAACCTGTACGTCTACGTAACCCCGTGACAATATCAGAAGTCATATTGATCTGCTCTGATAGTTGTCCATCAGTACGTTGTTGAGGTGTCTGTTGAGATACCCCTTGAATTAATGTAGCATACGTACCTGTCTTGCGCATACAACCTCCTAACGTCTACGAATAAAACCTCTGAATCTACCTCCAATAGGTCTAGATGAATTATAACCTCTGTTACGTAGATTATCTTGAACTAGCTTCTTACGATTCTCATCATACAGCGCCTGTAGTAATTGGAAGTTACTATCTAAACCTAAGTCAGCTGTGTACACTTCCATAGCAGTCTTGTACAGAACAGTACACGCAGCATAGTACGGTAGGTCGTGGAACGCAATATCTTTTGTATAGCGTACATTAACACCTGAATCAAATACTGTGGTATTGTCAGTCAGATTAAATAAGAACTGCCCATCAATTACTACTTCCTTCTCATAACCATAAACACTTAAGCTATCGCTAGGTGCTGGGATACGTCCGGTAGTATCCGGTTGAAGTAGTACTTTGATAACGTCATTAAACCACCAACCTTCAGCTAGTAGTGCTTTACGGTTACGTTCTAACCCGTGTAAGATCAGGTCTACCGTAGGGTGTGTAGTTATATCTACATCTGTAACAACATGCTCACCGAGATACGGCATCACAGTGTTTACAGCTTCCAGTAATTCCATTGTACCTCCTTAGTAAGCTATGTATAATTTACTTAAATTTACTACTAGATAGATCATGTTAAGGCGGTAGCTACTTATCCTTAACCCGTTCAGTGTGCTTGAATCAGAGGCAGACGCTCATATACTTTAGAGTGATCTATCTAGTAGTAAACCTATTGGTCTACTACATTATTATTAGTATTGTTATTTCTTAGTTCCGGTAGTTCCAGTAGTCTTAGATTCTTCTGGTTGGATATTAGCAGCTAATGCAGCTTCTAACTGAGCTTCTAATTCCTTAATACGTTTAGCCTGATCAGGGTCTTGTGTTTGTACTTCCTTGATCACTTCACGTGTAACTACCTTAGCGCCTGATAAATCCTCCGTTAATGCACGGGATACGAAATTACCTAGCACTACAGGTTCTGATGCTTTAGCCATGTTTATCTCCTTTCAATCCTTAGAAACAACAAAGCCCCACCGTTAGGTAGGGCTAGTCCGATTAGTCAGCCTTTGGTGTACGAGTGATTAACGCAACACCTACTGTATCTGGACGACGAACATCCACAGTAAACATAGCTTGATGATCCAGTACATAAGACTTGTGCTCTTTGTCATCCCATAGGTCAGTCTCCCACTCACGGGCGTTCACAGTGATTAGTGATTGATCTTTAGAGAACACAATCATAGTAGCCTTAACATCATCAGCAGTTACGTTGAATGCGTTACCGTTAGCAGTAGTACTTAGCATGTGCGAAGTATTCACTTCAGTAGGGAATGCAATCGACTCAATGATCTGGATACCATTCAGCTTGGCTACACGGCGATCAGCGAAGTCACCATTACCTGTGCTGAACTCAGAACTGATGAGTTTCTTGTTATGTAACAAGTCTGAGTACGTAGTTGGATCGACTAAGGTAACAACACTAGATAGTGGTACACGACGACGAATCAACTCGTTTACAAGCGTTTGGTGTGCAACCTGTAGTGCAGCACCGTTAGCTTCTAACTCAGCCTCAGTTAAAGCTGTACCACCGGTAGAAGGAGCTGCTAGTTCTACGTTCACAGATAAACCGTTGTAGAATGCGTTAGCTAAGTGCGCAGGAGCAGTCCAAGAACGAGCCTTCTGTAAGCGGATAATGTGCGCTTGGTCGTACTGTAAAGCGAAGTCTGTACCGTTGTTGTTAGCCATCTCAGTCCAGAAGTCTGGTGCAGTCCAATCGTCCACATAATCAATGTGGTTACGAGTGTACATCATAACTTCAACTACAATGTTCAGTTTATCCGACAGGATACGATCTGCTACAACATCTTCACCAGCCTTACGTGCTCGGATCTGACCACCAGCCAGTCGATCAATACGGACTGTATTAGAGCGATCTGCTACTGATTTGTGGGTACTTAAACCCTTGAAGATATTTTCGTAATCAAACTTAGAATCTACAATAGATGTATATAATTCTAAATGTTGGTCTACACTCGATGTAGCGCCACCCCAATGTGGGCGGGTCATATTAGTTGCTACATGCGGTGTAATAGTACTTGTAAAAGCCATATAGTTTACCTCTCAAATAGTAAAAGCCCACCATCCGGTAGGCTATGAATTTATCGACCTAAGCGTTTACCTTGCTCACGGGCGTTCTGTAACTGCATGAATTTCTGATAATGTGGTGAACGAGGATTCGTCATAGCATTACCAGCTTCACGCTGTAGTTCACGGATTGCTGCATTGTACTCTGCATAAGAGAGTGCTTGCATCTGAGCAGGTGTACCGCCCGAAGGTGTCACGAACTCACCTTGCTGAGAGTTCACTACCCCTAAATTCTGTACTGTTTGCATAATATGCTGTACAGCCCCTTCAATATCACCTTCCGATTCTAAGTACTTAGCGTAACCGCGTGTACGAGCATCAGCATGTGTATTAAAGGCTTCTAAAGCAGAAGTCCATTGAGCTTCCCCACCAGCTAGTTGATGCGCTGTAGATTGAACCCGTTGCTGCTCTGATTGAATATGTTGATACGTTGCCTTAGCTAACGCAATAGCCTGTGCCTTAGCAACTGGATCAGTTAAACCCTGTGTCAATGAAGTTACATCAATTAAGTTATCATCACCGTACTGTAAGGCTGCTTGTACAGCATTAACAAATGAATCGGGTGCAATACCTGTTGAATGAGAGAACATATTAATAGATGTTTCTAATGGGTTCGATCCAACTAATGAATCAGGATCAATCTCCTGTTTAGCTTGTACAGGTTCAGACTTTGTTTCCGCTGTGAGTACAGGCTTTTGTACAGGTTGAGTAACAGGTTGTTGTACCTGCTCTGTAGGTTCTGCTGTTTGTACATCTTGTACTTGATCTGTCATATTAACTCCTACATCATTCCTTGTTGGGCGAGCTGAACCGCCTCTGTGTTCTGTAACTGATTACCCTGCTGCATAATAGCTTGTTGCTGTGCAACGTAGGCTTGTTCCTCTTGTTTAGCTTCAGCCTCTAGTTGTTCCCTAGACTTCTGGATACTCTTAGGATCAATACCATTACTTAAGAGGATACCATCAACAATCTTATCAAGGTCATACTTCTTAGATACTTGACTAAATACTTGGAACACTGTAGCGATCTCGTTAGCAGCAATGATCAGAGATTGGTTCTCAGATGCTCGGTTAAGTGCTAGTAAACCAGTTAGGATATTTAATTTAATATCTGACTTATCGAATGCGTTAATAACCGTAGGATCTAATTCATACAGCAAGATATAAGCTAACGGTAGATGTAAACCCATACTTAAATACGAGTACACACCACCGAGTACGTGTTCAGCTTCCTGAGCATTCTGTTGAATCTCGTAGGCCGTGACCCGCTCGCCGTCTCTAACGTTACCTGAGTACATAAACGCTACACTAAGTTGTTGCTTAAGTGTCTCTAGGTCGTTACGAATCTCTTGGATCTTCTGGTACACACCGAACTCATACGGATTTACAGAATCCTTCTGACCTGTAATAAAATCACCTGTATTAGCCTGTACAGCACTATCAATATCGAAAGCACCTGCTGGGTCGTACACATGGATAACTCGTAGTGCTTCTAACTCATAACGTGTTAGTGCTTCAGATAGCTCTGATAACTTAGCGAAGTCGCCTGCGTACTGCTCTACGTAGCCTCGACCATAAGCATCACCATTCATGTAACTCCAAGTTACTGGGATGTACGGGCATAGTTTATCTCGATAGATCTTAATACCATCTAAGGCTTGTCCATCAATCTCTTGTGTAACTTCCCAACGAACAATACCTGTACTAGGATCTGTAACCTTCAGGACTTGCGTATACAAATCTAGTTTAGCATTAGCATCCCGTTCACCTAAGAACTGCTGTACTTCGGGAGATAGCTCAAAGTATCGCTTACAATCTTTAATGATAATGCGTTGAACTTCCCCGATGTGGTTACGTTGTAGCACGTAGTTACGTAAACTACGAATGTGGATTTTATCATCCTGACGTACCAGTAAGCACTCACCTGTGATGATCAACAACACAAGTAGCTGAATTAACTGTGCGTAACTAGCATTACGGAATAACTGATCACAAGCCTCTTTCTCTAAACGTACAAACGATAGATCATCTGCCTCA